GTCTGACACCATGCTATCCTCATCAAGGATGGCAGTGACTGCAACACCAGGACCAGTTGATAAGGTCAGATTGGTGATTGTAGCAGCTGTAGAAACGTTTAGAAGATTAGTGGTAGTAATACCAGTAACATCTAATGTTTTTGCTGTAGCAATACCAAGTGTGGTAACACCAATAACTTCCAATGAAGTTGCGGATGAAATATAACCACTCTGAAGGTTAGTAGCAATACCTGCGAATCTTGCCCTACGAACATCTAGTGATGACTTAGGATCAATATAGATTGGATTTGAACTTCCCTGTGCTAACAGGATGTTACCTGTGGCACCAACTGGAAGGAATCCAGTGGTATCAGGCGAAGTTTGAATTGGTATTCTACCCGCTGATCCACCCTTTAAATGGGTAGATATACCAGCACTATCAGCGTAGGATACGTTGATAGCAGCCATTGAGGTCCAAACAGGAGAATTTTGGCCCTGAGATTGTAGGATTTCTCCTGTATTACCTACACCAGTGAATGCCGTAGTATTGACGGCAGATTGATATGGAAGAACACCAGCTGTCCCACCCTTAATGTGTGTAGATACACCGGCTGTTACTGCAAAACCCGCAGTAGCTACATTATTTGCACTGATGGTTACTCTACCCTGACCACCAACAGGTGAGATGGTGATGGCATCACCAGCTGCGATTGATGTTACAACTCCACTAAGATTAACTCCATTACCATAATATGTACCACCAGTAACTAAACCAACAGTGGTTACACCTGTAAGTGTTGAGTTAAAAAGTGACGCTGAGTTTTGAGCTGTTAAAAACTTTGTGGTAGTCGCACCACCAACTAAAACATCATTAGTAACACCAATTCCTAATGCTGTAAGAATTCCTGATACCGTAAAATCACCAGTTACGGAGGAAGGACCGACAATGATGGGACCACTATTCTTAAACCTATTGGTTATCTTATCGGCCCTAAGTAATGACATTAAACTATAATGCTTTTCCTGTTAGTTGTATTTATAAAGTGAATAGATAAATATTTTATGTAATTGATTATTTACACAATGAATAAAGGTGAGTTTTGTCCATTGATCAAAAAGAAATGTGTAAAACATCAGTGTGCTTGGTATACACTAGTCAGAGGTACAAATCCAAACACAGGTCAGGAATTAGATGAATGGAAATGTGCGGTATCGTGGATGCCAATGATGGCTGTAGAAATTGCTCAGAAGTCAAATCAAACTGGTGCTGCTGTAGAAAGTTTTAGAAACGAAGTGGTGAACGCAAATCATCAAAATCAAAAGTTGTATACACATGCATTACAACAGGGGATTGTTCAGACACAAGTGACACCTCATCCCCCTATTGATACGTTACCTCCAGGTCAATAAGTATCCTTATTACAGATAATTACATCAATATAATTTACTGAAAAGTTCATAGATGCTCCACTTTCACCATTATTACCAATACTAATATTGTGCTTATGGTTTGCATTGTTATTCCCTGCGTTAGCAGAAATGTTGTGACCGTGATTACTTCCTGAAGATGATACGTTAATACCGGTTGTCTGGTTTGGCCAAGTCTCTCTGGTCTGGAAACCTAATCCTCTTGCATTATTCGATCTATTACCCTTCTCTACAGTATCTGCTCCTGCCCTTTGATAGGAGTGGTTATGTCCGGGGTCGGAAATATTATGAGCGTGGCCACCGCCGCTAGTGGTATTTGCGTTAACAGTATGGGAATGGTTAGCAGTCTGGTTACTTGCATTAGCATTATGACTATGTTGTAACAGTGGGACTGATCTTGATGAAGAAAATATACTTGTAAATGCAGTATTACCACCAGTTCCGCCACCAGTACCACTTACAACTCTGATTGCTTTATTATTATGTGTAGTAATCTTAGTCCAACCTGTTGGTGCATTACTCTGATAGAACACCATCTTCGTGTCTGCAGGAATAACACCAATTGCCTCATCATAAACTTGTTTTACAAGATTAGGTGTAGTGGCTTCTGTTGTTGATGTACTTATTGGAGGATAAGTATTATAAAGTTGTGAGACACCCTGTGCAGTTGTAGATGCATCAGGTATTCTATCTGCATCGATAGTACCTTGTGAGATATTACTTCCGTCAAGATTAGTAATATTATCACCTGCACCAGCAATGTTTTCTGCTGTCAGTGTTTGTGTGGATGGGTTATACTTAAATTGACCACTATCGGAATCAATATAGGGTCTCTGATATCCTGCACCTTGATTGTCGGAGAACAATACCTGATAATCGGTATCATCATTCTTCTCATCAACATTAATATTGTCAGCATTTGTTGCAGTACCTGCTAGACCAGCAGTAACTGTCGTTGCAGTAATGTTAGTTACAGACAGAGTATTGGTTGATGGATTGTAGGTAAATCTACCGCTCTCACTATCAATATACTGTCTTTGATAACCATATGTTCCAGGATCACTGAAAGTAATTTGAAATTCTGTATTTCCACCTGTAGCATCAATATTAATATTATCAGCACCAGTTGCAATACCTGATAGGTTACCAATAAACCTAAGAGCACTCAACTCATTTGTAGATGCATCCCAACTTAATTGAGAATTATCTCCATCAATGTATAATTGTTGATATGCTGACTGATCCTGACCACTAAAGACAAGTTGATATGTACCACTTGTTGCTTGATCAACATTGATTTTATCAGTACCAGTAGATACACCGATCAATGCTGTCTGGTCTTGTCTTACCGTCAGAATACCTGCACTGACACTGAAACCTTGAGGACCCTTCAGGTTATTGACAGTACCAATACCTGAGACATAGATTTGTTCAAAATCAGCCTGAGTATTACTATCGAGGAAAGATGTGACTGTTAATATACCGACTTCAAGATCCTTATAGTCATTATTGATATAGATTGTACCACCCATACCAGAAATGTTTGATGCCTGGTAATAAAGTTTGTTAGGGGAATCAAATGGTACTTTGAACGTAACGATACCTACTTGAGCACCATTACCCTCAACACCTCTGTTAAATTGATCAGATAGATTTGCAGTGGGTTCTGATTTGATGTAGAATGGGAATCCACCAGCATCTACAACAAATCTATAATTCTGACCTCTTTGAAGGTAAATCTCTGGATTATCCGTATTTTGAGTAAATCCAATTCCAGGAGGATCACCTGCTGCTAGAAATCTGAACTTATTTCCATTATCATCAATATTAAACTTTGTGAATACTTCTGCATTATTCGCAATCAGTTTATTATCTACAGTCACATTGGTGAAACCAACAGTACCACCAGCAGAGATCTGACCTGAAAGACTTGCTGCCTTGATACTACCAGTTACTTCTACATCACCAAAGATATAAGCAGCAGTTTGTCCCGTAGATACTGGACCCAATAAGTCCATTGTATAAACAGGATTGGTTGAGTTAATACCAACCTGTTTATTGATAACAGATACTCCAAGAACTGTTCCACCAACACCAACATCTAAACCTGATTGTGCAGTTGCAACTCCAGTAACTACAGATCTTTGTCCAGAGATAGTTGTTCCAACTGACAAGTTTGAACTTACTTCTGCATCACCAATGACAACTAACTTTCTATTTGCGGTGGTGGTACCAATACCGACCTTATCAGTATCAGGATCTGCAAATATTAGATTTTCATTGACTTGCAAGCCATTCTTGATGACAAAATCCTTATCAATTGCCATTTATCTACCAGGTCAGTTTATGTTATTTTTATTTATCAACTGCTGATGGTTCCGAATGTCTTCCAAGTGTTACTGGTTGTATAGACCCAACCAACTGTTCCCCCATTAGCGGGATTGGCATTGTATACAATATCACCAGGGTTACCTGCTTCACTCGGAGTAGCAATTCCCACAGTAATTTTTCTAGAGACCTGAGCATTACCTTGAATAAACAAGCTGTTTGTCTCAAAACCTTCAGTTGATGTACTTACAACTTTCTGAGTGAATTGAACAGGACCATTGAATTCTGAGAGAATGTTAGTCTTGTCACCACCATTTACAACCAGGTTTCTATCAACTTTAATAACAGAACTTTCTGAATAATTAAAGTTGTTGATATCATCTGCAGAACCTGATGCAAACGGATCCTCACCGGTCACCGTTTGAACAGGAGTATCAAAGACTTGTTCCCTACCGGTGTTAGATGCAACTTTCTTATTACCGATGTAGAAGTCACCTCTATCATTCATACCGGTGTAGTTAACAACACCACCACACATTTTTTGTGACTGAGAGATAATTTGTTCTTCAAGTGTCAACTGTTTGGTTTGTTTGCTTGGGAATGCCGTAGAGTAATTACCAGGTCCATATCCCAAATATTCAAATGTGTGACCAGATGCTCGAATGATAGAATTTCTTCTAAACTCAATAGGATAGAACTTAATTTTTTGTACTACAGATCCATTATCATGGGTAGCAGCTACACTACCATATACTGCTCTAAAGACTTTTAATTGAGTTGTCCCACCAACACGACTTACCGTCGTCTTAATTCTCATAATTTCATCATCAATCTGAATATAATCACCAATCAAGAAACCAAACTCAGTCATATTATTGACATTGATAGTATCAGTAGTCTTATTGGAGATTGCAGCAGATAATGTAGTAGTAATACCAGCATAGATGGGTTGTTCCCTTCCATGAAGTCTACCATTTCCAAGAACAAAATCACCACCATTGGTTTCTAATCCATTGTTGTGAAGTTGAATAGTACCGGATATTGCTGGTGTTACAGTATTAACACCAACATTAAGAACGATAGTAGTCAATCCAACTTTATCAACACAGACAAATGATCCGTTGAAGAATGTTTGACCAGCACCACTTACGGTTATGCTATTATTAACTCTAAAGTTATTAGCATAATTAGTAGTCACCGTGGCAAGTCCAACATCCTTATTATATACGAAACTACTCGTATCAAATACTGGTCCAATGAGTGAGAATGCACCTGGAGATGATACAACGTTACCTAGACCCAGTGTTGTAATACCAGGTGATGTGGTTAACGGAACAACCTGAATTTCATTAATGGCAGGAACCGAAGTAATTTTATAGTCAGAATTATATTTTCTACCATCAAAATCATTAATACCAGAA